GTGCATTAGCACCTCTCTACGTCACTATGGGGATAATGACAAGGCAGATGCAAGATAAGGTTAATTAATCAGCAGCTTCGGCTGTGTTTCCCTCTGCTACCCACTTTTTATATTCTTCATACTCTTTATTGCCATCTACTAAAAGAAAAACAACTCTATAATCGCCATTCATAGTTTCAATACTATCAGTTTTAGTATCGTCAGTAGGTGATTTTATTAATTTATATTTTGGATCTGTGGGGTATGCCATAATTTAAAGCTCCGCTGTTAAGTAAACAAAAGGTTCATTATTACTTAATGAAAAAGCGTGAACCGAACATCTAACTGCTTCTCCACCTTTACTGCTATCGCCACTCATACTAAATACTACGTGTTTTTCTTTGGTTTTGCCATCAAGTGCTATTTGATTAATATACCCAACAGTGTTTCCAAATAGTTTCTCGTAATTGTATGCTCCAGACACACCTGCTTTAGCTACCATTGTCGGAGTAGTTCGCATATCAATTGGACCACCATCTATAAATATTGTGCCTGAGTAATACTGAAGACCAATACCAAGAAGAGAGTAGCCATCTTGTGATATAACATGACAATATCTTTTACATTTGCGTAAAGTTTCGCTAGGTGATTCAAATGGAAAATCACTAGCTGTATCTCCTACTTCTAATTGAACTCCTGTGATTTCCCAAGTAGCATCATTAGTTGTATACCATGTCGATGTCATATCAGGAAAGTGTGAAGCATCTGCATGAGCAGCCCAAGAATCTAAAGACCTACTGTCGTTTGTGTAGTTTGTTCCTAAAAATTGGGCAATATAAAGTTCAAATCCTGAACCATTATTATTATCAATCTGTAAATTAGAATTTCCAGGAATTGTTTTTGTAACTTTTGTCCAAGTATCTGCACTTAAAGAACCAGTTGAAAAGGGATAAGAGTAACCTGTGCCATCTCTTGTTCTTAAATATCCATAAAAAACTTGTGCTACGCTAGATTTTACCCAAAATTGCAATGTTATAAAACTTGATGTAGAAGTATAATTCCAACCACTATTTGCTATATTTTGTGCTTCTATCTTATGCCCAAATTCTACAATGTCACCTGCACCTGCACCACTTGTTTGATTCCCATTAGTTATTTTAAAACATTTTCTAAATCCTAAACTATATGGTGTAGTTCCAGCAGCAACGTCAGCTTGAGAATATGTAGGTGCTTCGTCTGTACCCCCATGATACATAGTAATTCTATCAACAGTTTGATAACCCGTAGATGTAGATGACGTACCACGTTGAGCCACTTGCATAGCTCCGTTAATTATGATATTTCGATTAGGTTTATTAGTAATATTGGCAGTACACGTTCCATCAGTATTATTGACAGTAATAGCAGCAGCACTAGCTCCTACCCCTTTTATCGAATTGACTTTGATCTCTGACATAATTAACTAGGTTTTGGATTAGCGTCTTTTACCGCTTTGTTATGTGCAGCAAAACTGCCTGTTGCATCTAGTTTACCAGCAATAATATCATCGTAAATCATTGCCATTTGCTCTCCTGTTGGTGCGTAAGTTGTAGAGCCTGTTTGTGTTCTCTTAATTTTATATTCATTTTCATTTTTCCATGCTGTATAGGCTGTATTCAACTCATCATCTGTGGGTTGAGAATCAGTATTAGCAGAATCCCAATCAGTTATATTATGAGGTGGTATTCCTTGACTTAATCTATAAAAATTTTCATTTTTACCTAATTGAAGTAAAGCCAAATTAATATCTGTATCTGAGTTAATCGCCATAATTATGCCTCCTTATAAATTTCAACAACTGTGTAAATCTCATAATTAACAGTAAAACCACCGCCAGCACCTACCCCACCACCTGCTGTTCCAGAACCTTCAGAACACCTATGTAAAACTTCAAATTCTTTTGCACCAGAAATAGTAGTTCTTCCCCAAACAAACGCACTATTATATATATTATCCCCATAATTAGCAAAATTGCTTTGACCATCAGCAAAAGTACTTGAATCTGTATAATTATAGAGTCTTAACGCATGATAACCTCTACCATATTGCGGAGCATTAGCTTTTATAAGATAAGTTCCCGCTTGTAGTGTAAATCTATTACTTGAAATAGATACTATTCCATCTGCATCTGCTATTTCATGGTTTAAATCTCTAACTCTCCAACCACCCGAAACTAAATTTTGTCCGTTCACGCCATTTGATTTCCTATCACAGATAATTGCATAGCTCGCAAATTTACCAAGAGTAGCATTTGAAGTCAATAAAGTAGCATCTGCTAAATCAGGCAAAGTAAAAACTCTGTTATTACTTGAAGATGAGGGTGCTTGTAAGCTGAAAGACCCACCACCTGATGCTGCGTTTAGTTTAATCTTTGCTGTCATGGTTAACTAGGCTCAGTAGGAAAGGTAACAGAACTCATATCTAAATTACCATCAGAATCAAGAGTTGGGGTGCTACTAGCTGGTAAATCACGCAAACTTTGACGATATGTTTTCCAAGCATCCGCAAGTGTTAAATCAGAACTAGCTCTCCAATCTGTAGTTGCTAATAATCTATCTCTTTCAACTCTTAATAATCTCATTGGTTCTGCATTAGTTAGCCTTGTAACCTCCGCATCTATTTCAGATTCAGTTGGTTTTGTAGAACTGTCAAGCCATGTCAATCCAGAATATTCTATACCTGTCCAAGTCCACTCTTTATTCGGTTTAAGACTTCTTAAAGCATCAACTTTATTGTAAATCATGTTGAGTACTCCACTGCTGTTATATTCGTAGGGACATTATTTACCCCCATATTAAGGTGATGACCGCTATTAACTCTTGTATAAACTTTATATGTTATTTGTGAAGTTGTATTGGGCGAATCATTATATGCCATATTCCATTGAACAGCATAAGCAGCATTGACAGCATATTCTCCAAACCCATAAAACGAACCACCTAAGTTCGTAGAGTCTCTATAAATAGTTGAGTTTACTTGAGCAGAAGAACCACTCTTCCAAATATTGAAATCGGCTCTTACGTATATTTTTGAACTTGCGGAAGTTGGTGTAATGTCAACAGTAATATTTGTAGCAACAAAACTAGTACCGCTTGATGAATTATATGCAAATTGAGAAGTAAAATTTTCGGATTTTATCTGGAGAACTTTACCACCTGTAGTCAGGATTCCAGTACCAGAAACTCCACTATTTGTAATCGACATTCTTTCAACACCACCAGTTGAAAACTTGATAGTGTCAGCAGAAGGAAATGATATACCAGTATTTGAGTCAGTTCCAGTTACGGCTGGTGCGGAAACACTAGCATCAACTCCAGAAATACCAGTAGTGCCGTTAATGTTTAAAGCCATAATTAAAGAATAACAAGAATTGCACCAGATGGCACAGTAATAGTAACACCTGAGTTAATTGTAGGACTTACTGTATGTGCGTTCTTTCCAGCAGAAATACTGTAAGAAGTTGTAGCAGCTTGATCGGATTCAAAAAATACTTCATCAGTTCCTCCTCCAGTAGCTCCAGCACCTCCACCTATCGCACCCCAAGCACCGTTGTTATAACCTTCAAACTGATTAAGAGTTGAGTTATGCCTAAACATACCAACAGCAGGGGTTCCATCTCTCTGGGCTGTTGTACCAGTAGGTATCGTTAAACTAGACGTATAGTTATGAATTACTTTTCCTGTAAATGTAGATCCTGATAATGCTGCATGACCAAAGTTTGCTTCGTTTATTTTTCCTAAAACAACATAAGTTGCAGTATCACCTGAGACTGCTGTTGCTATTTTTAATTCATTAGTGGATGTATTTATATGAGGTTGATATTGAGCTATGCTTGCTGCACCTGATGGATCGCTACTTCCAGAACTTAATGTTCTTAATGCTGTAAATATTTCATTTAATTTTGTACGAACCGCAGCACCCGTTCCATTGGCGGTATTGTAATTATTACCCGTTTCGCTGGTGGTCGAACCTGGTCTAGCCATCTAAAAAACAAATGTTGATCTTATTCTAACTTGCTTTACCAAATCCGACAGCCTGATAGGTGAAATTTCTATCAACTGAAGCATTTGATGAGTTTTTAAAGTGAACACTAAACCCAGTTCTACTAACGCTAGAAACTTCAAAGAAGTCTCCCGAAGCCATATTATATGCAGTAATACCAACAGAAGGTAAACTAGTATTCGCACCACCAAGCCCAGCCGTACCAGAAAAGAATGGATGTTGAAACGTAACTGCTTTTGCTGCTGCTCCACTTGCTATAGTCGCAGCACTTTGTTCTGTTCTTCTTTGTAAAGAAGCTGTATATCCTAGTTGGAAAACTCTAATATCCTGTGCTGGATCATCACTTGTTAAATTCACTTTAAATTGAAAACCTCTTCCTTTATACGTTCCATTAGCAAAGGTTTGAAACCCACTATAAGTAGGAGATCCGCTACTAGGATCATCTTGGGTCATACGAACCAACATAGTTGCGTTTACTTTAGTTGCAGTTAGCCCTTCAAAATCTCCTCGAAGATCAAAATCTGGTATCGAATCAATCAAATCACTAGGATAAAATGCTTCTGTTAAGAAGTGACGTTTTAAGTCAAGACTATATACATCTCCTAAATCCAAGAATGTACCTCCTGCTGTACCACCAAATTCATAAGTACCTAATGGTGAAATACCTCCTACATCATCAAGAGATGAAACTAAATCGAAATCAGTAATACTATCAAACTGTCCTACACCAGTTAGGTTGAGAGAATTTGTTGTAGCGTCAAAAGCAACATTAGTTTTTGTTCCTTGAAATTTTGGAACATCTGAATCTTCTCTTCTTGTTTGTACTATTTTCGCATCTATATTATCAGGTAAATCTAAAATTACT